TTATGCAAAGATTGCCATCAGGGTAGCTTTAACGGCATACATGGACAGGCTAGGATATGGAAAGTAGAGAAGTTAGATGAGATGGACGTTTTAAATCTAACCCTTGCAAAACTTTTTAATTAGCGCACAATGGTAAAACTCAGTTGCCATTGAGTTTCCAGAGGGACTTGTTCCCTCTTTTTTTTTATGAGATAATAAATAAACTCCATAGGGATAACCATGTCTGGTTTACTTGAGCCATCCGTAAAAATTGAGATTGAGATACAAAGCCAAGAGAAAAAAGGCGAAGCGTGTCCAGTTGCCACAGGTGACGTAGAAGTCAATCTTGAGTGTCGCCAGAAGGCTATTGACAAGGCTAACTATGGCCCAATGAATCCCAATGAGCCAAACGCTGATTACTGGCGTGATATTTCAAAGGCTTGGAGAATCTCACCTGCACAGGCTAAAAAGTCTCGTTGCGGTAACTGCGCTGCTTTCATTCAAACCCCTAAGATGCTTGCTTGCATTGAGAGTGGCTTAGAGATGAACGGCACAAAGATGGATGCTTGGGAAGTCATTGATGCTGGCGACTTAGGCTATTGCGAAGTGTTTGATTTTAAGTGTGCTTCCAAGAGGACTTGTGAGGCATGGATTAGTGGTGGGCCAATAACCGAGGATGAATATGATGGGAACGACAAACCAACAAGCGATGGAAATGATGCAGAAACTTATGCAGAAGAAGACTAAACCAGCCTCTAAACCTATGCCTATGCGTGGTGAGCGTACAGCAAAGAACGCAGCTAAGACTGCTAAAAAGAAGTGATTAAGCGAGGCTCTGAGCAGTTTTCTGGCTATAACAAGCCCAAAGCTACTCCTAGCCATCCCACTAAGTCTCATGCTGTTTTAGCTAAGAGTGGTGAGGATATAAAGCTAATCCGCTTTGGTCAACAAGGGGCTAAAGGTTCAGCAGATGGCACGAAGCGTAACGAAGCGTTTAAGGCTCGTCACGCTGAGAACATTTCCAAGGGTAAGATGAGTGCAGCGTGGTGGGCCTCAAAAGTTAAATGGTAGAAACTAAGAAAAAATACACAAAATTGTGTAGTTCATGTGGTTCTGAACAATCATATGGAAGGCTTGACCACTATAAATCTGCTGTTAAAGGCGATTGGAAATGTAAATCTTGCTCTAGCAGTATTAACAATTTCAATGGTAGATTAGGCCCAATGCCTTTGACTTGGTTTGAAGTTAAAAGAAAAGGTGGTATTTCTCGTGGTCTTGCATGGGATTTAGTGCCACAAGATATATTGGATATGTACCAAGAGCAAGAACAAAAGTGCGTTCTTACTGGATGGCCTATAAAATGGTCAGATAAAGGTTTGACAGCTAGTGTTTCAATTGACAGAATAGACTCAAGTGAAGGCTATATCAAAGGTAATGTTCAATTGCTACACAAAGATGTAAATATGGCAAAACAGCAATATTCTCAGGAATATTTTGTTGAAATGTGTCAGGCGATAGCTAACAAGGTTAAATGGTGAACAACATGAAAATGACAAAAGCTGGTCAGAAGAAGGTTGGCAAGGTCATGGGTGAGTATAAAGAAGGTACTCTGCACTCTGGCAAAGGCGGTAAAGTTGTAAAGAGCCGTGACCAAGCTATTGCTATTGCTATGGCTGAAGCTGCTAAGAAAATGGGTAGGATGAAGTAATGCCTAGCTTGCTTGATAGCGCATTAGGATGGATGCAAGACCCAAGACGCACTCAGCAATTGCAGGGTACAGGTAGGGCAATCCAACAAGGTCTGCTAAACATTCAGCAGTCTGATAAGCGTTTTCAAGATTTGTTTGACAAGTCATTTGGTGACCCAAAGCAACCATTTAAGGTTACTGACAAAAAAGCATTGTCAGAACTAACTCAAATGACCCAAAGCGGTTTGCTTGGTATGGCTGAAGTTGGTATGTTTATCGGTGCTGGTTCTAAGGCATTTGACAAAGCAATGGCTTTTACTGCTACCAAGCTAGAGAAAAAAGGCGTATCTCCACAGGAAATCTGGAAAGAAACAGGAACTGTCCGTGGGCCTGATGGTATGTGGCGACAAGAAATAAGCGATAAATTAACAACTTTAAAAGGGCAACCATATAAAGATGTAATTATGGGTGCTTATGACAGAGGTGTTTTAAAAACTGGTGACCAGCTTTATAAGACTACTGTTGACGATGTGTTTTTTCATCATGGACTTAAAGAAGCCTATCCAGAAGTAATGAATATTGAAACGCAAATGATGCGTAAAGGTTCAGATGCCAAGGGAAGTTTATCAACTGGCGGGAAAAACCAAGTCTTACAAGTTAGAGAAGATTTACTTGCTGAGCCAGCTAGGTCAACAATGTTGCATGAGTTGCAACACGCTATTCAAGAAAAAGAAGGTTTTGGTGTTGGTGGTAACACAGACACAATGGATAGAATGATTGGGAAAGTTAAAGATAGGGCTTTTTTAATCAAACAAACAGATGAATACAAAGTTGCAGAACAAGAATTAAATAAACTTGCTGATGACTTTTTTACAAACAAAATAAATAAATCAGAATTTGAGGCTGGTGAACAAGCATTGCTACAAAAGTATCCAGTTATGAATGAATATCGTGACGCTTACGATGTGGTTCAGCATTTTGGTAATGACCCCTCTGATGCGTACAGAAGACTAATGGGAGAAGCAGAAGCAAGACTTACACAGACTCGTAGGAATCTAAGCCCAGAAGAACGTAAGCAATATTTCCCGTTTGAGTTTCAAGACAAAAATCTTAATCCTTATGGATTAGATGTTCCTCCTAATATGCTGATAAACTTAGACCGACAAGGTAACCTAATTGAAAAAGGTTTACTAGGTCAGTAAACACTAACCTTGACCAACCCTAGAGGAGTCAAACAAAATGGCACAAGTCGGAAGACCAATAAACAAACTTCATCAGGAAGATGTACGCAAAAAGATTCAAGTAAGTCAATTACTAAATGTTTTGCAAAATCATGCACTTGGTGAAACTGAGGAGTTAAGTCCTACAAGGATGAAGGCTATTGAGATACTATTGCGTAAATCAATGCCTGATATGGCTTCAGTAACCATAAGTGGCGACTCTGACCAACCACTTCAGCACATCGTTACATGGGCGAAGTAATCGAAATTCCCTATAAGCCAAGGGAACACCAACTAAAGGTTCACGAGTTACTGGAAGGCAAACGCTTTGCAGTAGTAGTTGCACATCGAAGGTTTGGTAAGACTGTAGCTGCGCTTAACCACTTAATCCGTGAGGCGGTGCTAAACGAGAAAGAAACACCTAGATACGCTTACATTGCACCAACCTATGGGCAAGCAAAGCGTGTAGCTTGGGACTATCTCGTTAAATACACTACTCCGCTAGGCGGTACTAACAACATCTCAGAGTTACGAGTTGACTTCTGGGGTAGGCGTATTCAGCTATATGGCTCAGACAATCCTGATTCCCTACGAGGTCAATACTTTGATGGGGTAATCATTGATGAGGTGGGTGACCAGAATCCTAAGATATGGACAGACATTGTTAGACCAGCCCTGACAGACAGAAAAGGATGGTGCTTATTCATTGGTACGCCAAAGGGACACAACCACTTCAAGGAACTGCGAGACAGGGCAGAGAAAGAAGAAGGATGGGGATTGCTAGAGTTCAAAGCATCAGAGACAGGTGTAGTGGATGAGGTAGAACTAAAGGCTGCTAAGAATGAGATGGGCGAAAGCAAGTTTCGGCAGGAATTTGAGTGTTCTTTCGATGCGCCAATTGAGGGGTCATATTATGGAGAAATGCTAAACGAGTTAGAAGACAAGAAGCATATGCAAGAGATTCCCAGAGAAGAACTGAGCAGAACTTTTACTGCTTGGGACTTGGGTATGGGTGACTCTACGTCTATCTGGGTGGCTCAACTGGTGGGTACTGAGGTGCGACTAATCGACTACTACGAGAATCACGGAGTTGGCTTAGACCACTACGTCAAGTGGATTAAGGATAACGACTACTCAAAAGCAGAGCATATTCTGCCCCATGACGTAAGAGTTAGGGAGTTAGGCACAGGTAAAAGCAGACTAGAAATGCTTGAGGACTCAGGGCTAGAAGTCAAGATTGCACCCAGAATGGGACTAGATGATGGCATCCAAGCGGTAAGAAGGTTGCTGCCAAGGTGCTGGTTTAACGTACCTAAAGTGCAAAATGGATTGAATTGCCTGAGAAACTATCGCAGAGACTACGATGAGAAGCGTAAGATTTTCTTTGAAAGACCACTACACGATTGGTCTAGTCATGGCTCTGATTCTTTTCGTTACTTAGCCCTTGGATTGGATGAAGGACATTCAACATGGTCTAAGCCTATTAACCAAACTCCGAAGTGGATTGTCTGATGTATGTACAAATGCAGGGTGTAAATCTAGCACCTAAAGTAAAAGAACTTGAAAAGCGTATCGAAATGCTTGAAAATGTGGTAAATGAGTTAAAATTGGACAAACCCAGAATGGGACGCCCTCCAAAGGACAAGCATGGCACAGAACGAGTTAATGTCGATAATCCAAGCAGAGATTGACGATGCAATTGGATTTATTGAAAGCGAAACTGTTGAACAACGCAAACAGGCTCTGGAGGCTTATCTACGACAGCCTTATGGTAATGAAGTTGAGGGAAAATCTCAAATCGTTACTGGAGAAGTGGCAGAAGCGATAGATGGTGCGTTGCCTAGCTTAGTTCGTATCTTTACAGGCTCAGACAATATTGTAGTCTTTGAGCCACAAGGCCCGAAAGATGAAGCCTCCGCAAAACAGGCGACAGACTACTGTAACTGGGTATTTAACAGGGATAACGCTGGTGTAGCTATTCTGCATGATTGGTTCAAAGATGCCTTGATGCAGAAGAACGGCATCGTTAAAGCGTATTGGGAAGACAAAGAAGATATTACAAAAGAGCGTTACTTTGACTTGTCTAACGATGAGTTAGCAATGCTGATGAGTGATGAGACTATGGAGATTGTCGAGCAAGATACGACAGAGTTCCCGATATTTGACCCAATGGGTCAGCCAGTTATAGACCCTATGGGTATGCCTGTGATGGGTGCTACTCATAACGTAGTTGTCCAACAGAAGAAAAAGTCAGGCAAGGTAACGATTGAGAACGTCCCTCCAGAGGAGTTCTTGATTAGCAAGAAGGCTAGAACTATTGCTGATAGCCCATTCGTAGCCCACAGGCAGATGTTGACTCGTAGCACCTTGGTTGCTATGGGCTTTAACAAGAAGCAGATTGAAGGCTTGCAGATGGGTGATGCTTTGGCTTATACGCCAGAGCGTGTGGCTCGTTATGCTGCTGGTGAGCAACCTTACCAAACACAGACAGATGACCCTGCGATGCAAGAGATTGAGGTCTTTGAGTGCTATATCAAAACTGACCTTGATGGCAAAGGCATTGCTACCTTGGTTCAAGTGTTCTACGCTTCAAACGAGATTCTTGAGGATGCCAAGGGTAAGGAAATGATTGAGGAAGTGGACTATGTTCCTTTCCACTCAATCTGTCCTATCCCAATTCCGCACAAGTTCTTTGGTAACTCGTTAGCTGACAGAACAGTTGACCTACAGTTAATCAAAACGACTATCACTCGTCAGATGTTGGATAACTTATATCTGACAAACAATGCTCGTGTGGTTGCGGTTGAGGGTCAAGTAAACCTTGATGACTTGCTTACATCTACAGCAGGTGGTGTTATTCGTGCCAAGTCACAAGGTGCTGTTCAACAGTTGGTTGTTCAGAACGTGGCTAATCAGGCTTTCCCAATGCTTCAGTATCTGGACACAGTTCAGTCTAAGCGTACTGGTGTATCTGATGCTTCACAGGGCTTAGACCCTGCTATCTTGCAGAATGTTACGGCAGCAGCAGTAGCCTCAATGCAACAAGCTGGCGCAGGTAAGATTGAACTAATGGCTCGAATCTTTGCTGAGACAGGCGTTAAGTCTTTGTTTCAAGGCATCTTGCACTTGCTCTGTAAGTATCAGGACAAAGCACGAATGGTTCGTATGCGTGGAGAATTCGTAGAGTTTGACCCTAGAACATGGGCTAACCAATATGATGTGTCTATCAATGTAGGTTTAGGCGCAGGTAACAGACAAGAGCAGATGGCTATGTTGTCGATGGTTCTTGCTAAACAAGAGCAGTTGATTGCTCAGTATGGCCCTGCTAATCCTTACGTTTCACCTGCTCAGTATCGTGGTACTTTAGGACGTATGGTTGAGATTGCAGGGTTTAAAGATAGTGCTGAGTTCTACAAAGCGATTACGCCAGAGCAAGACCAGATGCTCTCGAATCCTCCTCCGCAACAACAGCAGATGCCTCCAGAGATACAGGCATTGATGGCTAAGACTCAGGCTGAGATACAAGCCAACCAAGCTAAAGCACAAGCTGACTTGCAGATGCAACAACAGCAGATGCAAATTGACATGGAGATGGCGCAACAGAAGGCTGCTCTTGAAATGCAATTGATGCGTGAAAAAGAGATGGCTAAGTTGCAACTTGAGCGTGAGAAACAACAGGCTTACTTTGCGCTGAAGCAACAAGAGTTTGAAGCAGAAGCACAATTAAAAGCAATGAAGATTGGTGCG